CCATAATCTTCATTGTCAACTCTCACCATTCTTAATGCTTGATATGGCATGTTGTCGGAAGAGTAATTACCAATAGACTCAGGTATTTTAATTCCTTTAACTTCTTGACACACATAATATTTGTCTTGATTTAATTTATAGATATGTGTGTAAATATCTACATCTTCATCTGATTTATAATCTGCATCAGCGATAACTTGATTTCTAATTTCTTCATCTAAATCTAATGGAGTAATGCTTTCTTTAATAACTATTTCTAATACACTACCACTAGCGTCTCTTCGTACTACATAGTTAGTTAATGGGTAAACTCTCATTGTACCTTTTTTAGGTAAATAAGTTAACACATTACCAGCGACAATCAAATGTTTTAATGCTTCAAACACAGATACTCTAAGAGCAAGTTGTTCAATTTTAGCAGAGACTTCTCTTTCAATAGTTGCTAATGATTTTTCTATTTCTGATTTTAAATCTTTTTGAGTTTCTAATTCTTTCTTAGCATTTCCTGCTATTGATAATCTAAAAAATGGGGAGTTAGGTGGTAGTAATAAAAGTAATAATTTAGATGCTAAATTGTTTACTCCTCTTGCTCCAACTGATTGGAAGGGATTGTATAAATCACTAGATGAATGAAATCCATCTGGTGGTAATAATGATGGGATAGTAAGCTCACTACATTCTTGAGCTCTGTCTAAGAAGTGTTCTCTATCTTGTTTTAACTTCTCATATCTTTCTTTAGCGGTATCTTGTAACATGTTAATGTTGCTGTACGCCATAGATTATGATATATTTAAACCAGATGTAGTAGGTATATTCAAACCAGATGTAGTTTGTAAAGCAGAAGTACCTCTTTTTCTAGCCTTCTTTGTTCTTGATTCAGACGAAGTATCCTCTACTGCTGTCTTAATCTCTGGTGCTACTTCTTCACCAATCGGTGACGGTGGCACAGGTGGTGGAGCAGGCTTTACTTCTGGTACTTTAGGTGTTGATAGACACATATTTATTTCTCAGACCTTTCCTTTAAAGTGTTAATGAAATTAACAACATCACGTTGACCAGCTTTAAAATATATTGTCTTAGTATCATCTTCTAAAGAAGGTGATTTCTCTGGATATATTTTATTAAGCATTTTAACTAAGTCATCAACCGTAGTTGGTAACACTATGTCGTCTAAATCATTCATATTTTATTCTTCTAAAAAGGGTACTTTAGTCCCACAATGAACCTGTTATAGTACCTTTGTTGTATTCTGTTGCTCTATTCTCAAAGAAATTAGCATGTTCTACACCATTAAGAACCCAGTCTAACCATGATAATGGGTTATCTTTTACACCATAATTAGGTTTTAGAGACAACTGTAACAGTCTTCTATCAGCTATATATCTAATATATTGTTTAACTTCTTCTGGTTTTAAACCTCTAATACCACCCATGTTAAAAGCTAAATCAATAAACTTATCTTCTAAGTCAACCATATCTCTACATGTTTGATAGATACTTGCTTTAAATTTTTCTGTCCAAATATTTGGGTTTTCTTTTATTAGTTCTTTAAACAACTTAATCATGTTTTCTACATGGTGTGTCTCATCTCTAATAGACCAAGTTACAATCTGACACATACCTTTCATTCTACCAAATCTTTGAAAGTTTAGTAACATAACAAAAGATGCAAACAGTTGTAGGCCTTCACCAAAGGCAGAGAAACAAGCCATGTCTCTAGCAAGTCCTTCTACTCCAGTTCCTTTTTTAGAAAACAAATAGTTATGTTTGTCTGCCATTTCTTTGTATTCTTGAAATGCTTTGTAATCACTTTCAGGCATACCAATAGTATCATTTAATAATGAATAACTATGTGCATGGTTTGCTTCTGATGTAGCAATAGCAGACAACATCATTCTAATTTCAGGTGGTTTAAATTTAGGAATGTAAGTATCTAAATATGCTTGCGCTATATCTACATCACCTTGTGTAAAGAATTTTAATATTTGATTTATTAAGTTCTTTTCTTCTTGTGTTAATCTTTCATTCCAATCTCTAACGTCTTCATGTAATGGTACCTCACTTGGTAACCAATGCATCTTCTGTTGCATGTCGTAGGCTTCAAACGCCCAGTCATATTCGAATGGTTTATAATGTACTCTTTCTTTAAATAGTGGCATAGTCTTCTTTCCTATCCTTCACAAGCAAGACAATCATTCTCTTTCCACTCAGGAATAACATCTCGCTTTACTTTTTGTGATACTAATTCCGCTCTTTTAATTGCTTCAGAACGACAGTAGTATAATGTTTTAATTTTCTTTTTCCAAGCCATCATGTGCAAGTTATGTAACTCTTTAATGTGCACATCAGCTGGTATAAATATGTTTAAACTTTGGCTTTGACAAATGTATTGTTGTCTGTCAGCCGCATGTTCAATTAACCATCTCTGGTCTATCTCAATTGCAGTTTTGAAAATATCTTTCTCAGTCTCAGACAAGCCTTTGACATGAGCGACCGAACCTCTTTGAGAGATAATGGATGTCCATATATCATCATTGTTTAATCCTTTCTTTTCTAATAGTTTTTCTAAATGTTTATTCTTAACTAAGAATGAACCTGACATTGTTTTCTGTACATAAGCGTTAGCTCTGTATGGTTCTATTGAAGGTGATGTTGTACCACAAATAATAGAACTAGATGCATTAGGTGCAATAGCTAACAGGTGTGCATTACGTAGCTTAGTACCTTCCATGTCTGGAGCCACACCTCTTTTAACTGCAAGTCTTTCACTTTCTCTTACAGCTTGTTCTTTAATACTTTTAAATATTTTTAAATTAATTGACTTAGCAATAGCAGACTCAAACGGTATGTTTTTAGATTGTAAGTATGCATGAAAACCCATAGCACCTAAACCAAGACTACGTTCTTGTGATGCACTGAACCTAGCTCTAAACAATTGTTCAGGAGCATAATCAATAAAATGTTGTAACACATTATCTAAAAATCTAATTAAGTCTGGTATAAACAATGTATCGTTTTTCCATTCATCATACTTTTCTAAGTTAACACTAGATAGACAACAAACAGCTGTTCTGTTTTCAGAAGTAGGCAAAGTTATTTCACTACATAAATTAGAGTGATGTACTTTTAATCCTAAGTTCTTCTGTGTTTCAGGTAGTGCTTCATTGATTGTATCAATAAAAGATATATAGGGCTCACCAGTCTGTACTCTTGTGTCTAATATTTTTAACCACAAATCTCTTGCTGAAATAGTACGGACAACTTTCTTTGTGTGTGGGTCAATAAGTTTCCAAGTGTCATCATAAGTTGGTTCTTTAATACACTTATCAATTAACTCCATGAACTCATTAGTTATATTTATTCCATGATGTAAATTTAAATTCTTTCTATGTGCATCACCACCAGTAGGTTTTCTCATTTCAATAAACTCAATTATCTCTGGGTGTGATATATCCATGTATGATGCGTAGCTACCTCTTCTAGTTTTACCTTGAGAGAAAGCAAGTATCTCACTGTCAACAACATGCATGAATGGTATTGAACCTGAAGATTGTGAACCACCTGATGTAGGTGTGCCATCAGAACGTACGTGTCCCCAGTAACCACCAATGCCACCACCAACTGATGCAAGCCAAGCGTTCTCTGTGTAATGGCCTGTTAATCCTTCTCTGCTGTCACCTACATAATTTAGAAAACATGAAATAGGCATGCCTCTAGTAGAACCACCATTAGACAACACAGGTGTTGCATACATAAACCATAGCTTAGATGCATAATCATAAATTCTTTGTGCCATTTCTGGGTTATCAGAGAAAGCTGTTGCTGCTCTAGCAAATGCATCTTGTGGTGATTTCTCTTCTGGTAATAAGTATCTATCTTTTAATGTCTTCTTACCAAAGTGTGTTAGTAAATCATCTCTACTATAATCTATGTTCATGTTAGTTCCTCTAATAAATCTTTTGTTGTTTTAAAATGACTGGCAAAATCAGGCACCACTTCTAAATTGTTTTCTCTATCTAAAAATTTGTATTGTATTTTAGTTGGATTAAATACTTCTAAATGTTTTAACACAGTATTAATATTTAATTCTTTACAACTATAAACATCTAGCTGTACTAATGATGGTGAGTCTTCATCCCATACATGAATAACTATGTGTGATGTTTCTATAACAGCAGCGCATGTAGCTCCTTGATTACCCACCATGTCAGAGTAATAAGCTTGTGGCTCACCCATCAATTTCATATTTATTTTAGGTACTAAATCTATTACCCATTGTTTAATATCTTCTGTAGTTACTGGTGGGTTCATAACTTCTGCTCTAATAATTACATGCTCATGTTTTAATATCATTGTATTTTACTTTCCTTATCTATAATGAAATCAATATATTGTTTAGCTTTTCTTAAAGACTCTATGCCACCTTTATCTTTCCAACGACAAATGTATTTAACTACATTGCCTTCACAAAAAGATAATTTGTTTTGTGTGATAAAATCAATAGGTTCAATTTTATGTTTAGCATAGTGCTTAGGTTTCTTTACTGTATCTGCCATAGTTTTACCTCACCTGTTTTCTTATTGTAATCACCATGACGTAAGATACGTGCAACCCTAGCTTGTTGTAAAGCTTCTTTCTCAGTAAAGCCTTTGTCTTTATAAATACCTACAACAATTTTCCATAGGTCTAAGAGGGGTACATTACTATACTTCATAATAAGTTTCTCTGCTGTTTTAACACCCACGTTTGGAATACCAGTGTAACCGTCAGTTGCATCACCAGCTAATACCTGTATCATCCAATGATAGTTACCTAGTTTTTCAGGTATGTATTCTACATTCACACCATCTCCACTTACATTTGATAATGGTATTTGTTTTAAATCCTTATCAATAGAGACAATAATTCTATCTTCTTGATTAGGTTCAGTTGCCATGATACCTAATACATCATCAGCTTCTAAGTTTTTATAGATAACACCATTATGTTTTTCCATAACATATTCACGCAGCACACCTAAAACCATAGGCTTACGTTTTTGTTTTCTATTGTCTTTGTATGTAGGTAATACATCTTTTCTAAAATTATTCTTATCAGTTAATGCTACAATGTAATCATCAGCTTCAAGATTAGAACCTAAGTCATCTATTGTTGCATCTACTTCTGCTTTACATTGTGCAGCATCACAGTGTAATGTCCATAAATCATTACCCCAATCAGTCGCAACTTCATTTTGTGTAGCTATTTTATAAATAAGAATATCACCATCAATTAGTAATACTTTTTTCTTAGCCATGTTATCTCCTATTTGTTTAATTGTATTAAATCTTCTTTTGGTATTAAATAACCTAATGATGTCAATGCATCACCACCTCTTACACTTTTGTATTTTTTAGTTTTAATTAATTTTTCTAATTTAATTAAAGGAATAAAAATTACACAAGGCAAATCATCTCCATTATAAGGTAAAACAAATTCCCAATAATCAGAAGTGCTTTTTCTTATTCCACTATCTTTTCCTCTACTTTGAAATTCTACAAAAACATTACCTGTGTCTTTGCACATAAAATCTGTCTTAACCTCATGCGAAAGTTCGTTATTTAAAAGTTTATTTACTAAATTTTCACCTAGTTTACCTTTTTCTAAACAATATTTAAAATTGTTTTTTAAATCATATTCTTTAGTCCATGTTTTATTAGTGTGTTTCACTCCAGTTGTCTCCTATTTTGTATTCCCCTGTTAAAGGTACTCTGAGTTTAAAATGTTTACCAGTTTGTTCTATAGCATCTACAGCAATTTTACCTACAGCATCTGTAATATTTTCAGGACATTCTATTTGTATTTCATCATGTACCCATACAACTTGATGTATGTCTGCAACACTATTTCTTATCTTTTTATCAAATTCAACTAACCATTGTTTACAGACAATGGCTCCGCTGGATTGTAATAAAGTATTTAAGGCTGCATGTGGTGAACGTACTTTTACTTGTCTCTTATCTAATCCGACTAAGTAACCACGTGTAGCAGCTTCTTGGACTTGCGTTATTAATTTGTTTAATGCAGGCAAGTTATTTAAGAAACGCTTTTTAATTTGACCAGCTTCCTTAATTGTTTTACCTGTAACTAACGCTATCTTTTTTACACCACCACCATATAAGAAGCAGTAATAAAATCTTTTGGCTAAGTCACGGCTATCTAAACCAGCTAGCTTTTGTGTCTCTGTGTGTATATCACCATCTAACACAACCTTTGCATAGTCACCGTTGTCATACTTAGCCATATAGTGAGCCAACATTCTCACCTCTAAACCTGAGACGTCAACGCCTACAAGTTTTTTATGTGCTGGAACTGTAAATAACGCTCTACATTCTTTACCGTAAGGCACGGACACACTAGGTACTTGCGCCATGTTAGGGTAAGAATGAGTTGCACGTGCAGTCACTGTTGAATTAGTATTGCATGTGCCATGTATTCTTCCATTCTTCTCATGCTTTAACCAAGCTTGATTACCTGTAGCAAGTTGACCAATTCTTTTGTCTAATAAGAAATGCTCACATAATAATTTAGCTTCAGAATATTCTAGCTTTTCTAAAATAGTTTCATCTAGTTTTGGTTTACCATCATTAGTAAACTCAATTGGTTTCCAATTATATTTATCAATTAATCTTTTAGCTATGTGCTGTCTACTTGAAGGATTAAAGACAACAACTTTCTGTTTATAAAACACTTCACCTTTAACATATCCTTTTGCTTTGTTATTTACTTTAGGAATAAAAGGTGTCTTGACTGTTTCAGGTGGAAATACTTTTTGTAATTCATCTTCAAGTTCTAATCTTCTAGCGTTTAATTTAGAATATAATTCTTGTGCAGCTTGTGTGTTAAATTTAAATCCATAAACTTCTTGTCTATAAATAAGTTCAGCCACATCATGCTCTAACTGCATGCTCTCTTCAGAGTAACCTTTTTTCTGTATTAAGTTATAAAGTTTGTGTGTTACTTCAACATCTTGCACACAGTATTCTAACATCTCTGGTGTAAAATTATTAAAGTCAGACTCAAACTCAGCTTTGTATTCGCCTATTCTATTACCCCATGCTTTTAAACTGTGTCTTCCAATACAATCTTTTGGAAAATCTTTTCTTTTAAAATCTTGTTCAGTTACATCAGGGTATAATAATCTAGCAGCAACTAATGTATCAAATACTTTTGCTCTTAACATAAATGTAGGATATAATTTTTCAATTAAAGGTATATCAAATTTAATTATGTTGTGACCTATAACTAATTCAGCTGCTTCTAGTTTAAGTAACGATTGATAGTTTGGAAGTTTAAATACTTCACCAGTATCTATATCTTTTAATACAATGCAATGTATTTTATTTGCTGTATCTACAAATCCGTTACTCTCTATATCAAAACAGTATCTCATATTTTTACATCCTTCATTGAAAGTATATTGCAAGTTGGTATTGTTGTTACGTTACCAACATCAGATATAGTTGCATTATCATCTTCATCATAATTAAAATCAGAACAAATAATAGTTACACTTTTATTTTTTAATAATAACCATCCAGTTGATACACAAATAGTTGGCTGACTTTTTTTAGCTGTGTCCATAGGCTGCCATGCAGCGTCTGAATTTATGTCCTTCCACCATATTATTTTAAATGGCATTTTAACTTTTAAGTCTGGAATTTTCATATTAATGTACCGTTTGTATTTTTGTTATAAGCTGCCAAGCTTCTGTTGATTGTGTGCACAATTCTGAAATTGCTTTATCCATCATATCTTTTACAGTTTCATTTGGAACTAACACAGTGATGTCTTCATCTGGCCTGTGTTTTGCTTTCAATAAATGTCCCATAAGATATTCAGTCCAACTTACAACTTCTTGTTCAACATCATTAAAACTCATTAGCCACCTCTGATTGAATTTCATTCAAACATCCAGTAGCTAAATCATATTGTAAACTACAAGCCTTACCTGTTTCACCACTAAATCTATTCTTAAGTATATTTACTTGAGAAATATTTTCTGAAGATTGTAAGTCTCTTGATAATGCTAAAATCATATCAGATAATTGACCAATAGAAGCAGAGCCTCTAAGACTATTCATTGATACTGCTACACCATCTTCATAACCTTTGTTACCTTCAGGTCTTTTTAAATGTGATACAAGTATTAAACCAATGCCAGTCTCTTCAACCAGCGTTCTTAATTTAGAGACAAAATAATCAATAAGTTTTCTCTCATCATTTGTAGTTTCGTCACCAATAGCAGACAACGCCATGTGTAAATGGTCTAGTATAACAAAGTCAACGTTGCATGCTTTTGCTAAGTATCTTATTTTAGATAATAAATTGTCAGCAACAGTAGAACCAAAGTGATTATATAAATAAAACTTACCATTGCCTATTGTATCTTTAAAGGTACGTTCAAGTTCTTCATTACTAATTCCTTCTCTTGTTAGATGTAAAGGCTTTTTAACTTGAACGCCCATGATACCGAGTGCACTTCTTTTCACGCTCTCTTCTAATGCAATGTAGCCTACTGAATAATCCTTCTGCAATAAATGCAATGCTACGTGCCTGCAAAAACTTGATTTACCTACACCACTACCAGCAGTGATGGTAACTAACTCACCTTTTCTAAGTCCATGAGTTTTTTTATTTAAACATTCAAATGGATAATCAACACTAACATAGTTATCTTCTGTTTGTATTTCATTCCATAAATCACTACCTAAAACTATTCCATCAGGTCTGTATGGTTTACTTGCCCACATACAATTAAGTAATTCTCTGGTTCTGTTTTGTAATAACATTTCGTTAGCATCTTTTAATGGTAACGTACATATCTTTGCTTTGTTAGGTGATAATAATTTAGCACATTCAACAGCTGCTTTTTGTCCATACTCATCTTGGTCAAACATAAATATAACAGACTCAAAACCTTCAAGCCATTCTATTTCTTTTTGAATATCTTTTTTAGCTCCTTGTGCTCCTGACTTTATACTCACTACTGGGAATTTGTTGTCTTGAATTTTAGATACAGATAAACAATCTATCTCACCTTCAGTAACAATAAGCATCTTACCTTTGTCAGCCCATAAGTGTTGACCAAACAATGTTGATTGCTTTGCATCACCCAACCACTGAAAAGTTTTATCTGGGTATCTTAATTTCTGTGCAACTAATTGTTTATCTTTGTTGTAGTAGTTTGCAATCTGACAAGGTCTGCCAAACCAACTACCAATTTGATAATTAAACTTTTGTGTAGTTCTTAAATCTATTTTTCTTTTAGCTAATTCTTTTACGTCACCTGAAATAAATTTAACATCTTCTACTTCGTTTGTTTGTTGTGGTTTCAAATCATCTACTCCTTTTTTGATTGTGTTACATGAGAAACAAAAAGTATGTCCATCATCATAGACAGAGTTGGCATCACTAGAGCCGCACTCTTCACAGTGTGTATGATATAAAAAGTTACTTTGTGTTTCTTGCATAAATTTTTTTCCTAAAATATTTTGAATGTTTCACTCTGGGTTTTTACACCCAGAGCTTAACAAACAAACTAACTCAGCAATTCTTTAACATTGAAATGCGGAGCTTTGGAGCTAGTCACATCTCTGTGACCAACAACTTCAACCTTTTTGTAATTGGCTTTTAAAACATCTATGAGTTTAACTAAACTCTCATACTGTTTGAAAGTAAAATTACAATCAGGTTGTCCCTCTGGTGTCAGTCCACCAATTAAGCAGACACCAATGGAATTTTTGTTAGATAGCTTAGCTGTAGTTTCTATGTGTGCGCCAGCTATCTGAATATCTCTTCCATCTTGCACTTCACCATTTCTAGTTATAACTTTGTGAAATGCACATGAAAATAAACCTTCTTTTCTGTGTTGTACTTCTAAATCTTTAACTTGTATATTTTGTTTTGGATGTGTGTCAGATGAATGAATGACAATATACTTAGTATCTTTTCTTAAGTTACTCATATCCACTCCTTAGGTATATGCTTGTCAGCATATTTAAAACCATACTTCTCACACCACATTGCATAAGTTGTTTTTGATTTCTTTGTAATTCTTGAATTTGAATTACTAAATACAAATCTAATATCTAATTCTGGATGTTGTTCTTTTACAAGACGCATTTTTTGTCTGTCTTGTGTAGTAAACAAACCTTTAGTTTCAATATAAATATTTTGTTTTGGTAAATAAAAATCAGGTGTGTATGTATGAGCCTTTTGAGGCTTAACATATTTTAGTTTAGTCTTTTCAAACTCATACATAACACTTTTGTTTCTCAATTCTGTAGCAACTTGTTCTTCAAGTCCAGAACGAAAACCATATCTAAGTCCAACTTGTTTAGAAGTCAGCTTCTTGGCTCTCTTCAGTCTTTGCTGCCACATCCTCTTTTACCTTTTCTGGTGCTACATAACCATTATCAACTTTATCAAAGCCATATCCAGACGCATTGTCTGAACCGCCTTCAACAAGTTCAGTTATTTGTACTGCTCTTAATCTAAGAGACACGCCAGCACCTGCCATTGCGGTGTACCAGTGTACTAATTCCGCACTGACTTTCATTTTACTACCCGACCAAACATTAGTATCAGTCATAGGTGTTCCAGAACTATCAAAGATAGCTACCTTAAAAGGTATAACTTTACCATCTGATGCTATGATTTGTGCCTTACGTTTAAACTTAAACTCAATGTTACCAGTTTCTGCACCAGTGTCATCAGTCTCTGTTTCATACGGTGGGTTTGCCATTTTGACAGCTTTTTTATTTTTCTCTTTAGCTATCTCAGCACTTTTTTTCATCTCAGCATCAATCTGTTGGATTAATGGCTGAGCCTCTTCTGCACTAACGACAAGATTAACTTTGAAATGTCCGTCTTTGTCAAACTTAGTGTCAGGTTTTGTTAGCCATGCGTATTTAGACACGCCTTCTGGACTAACAATTTTGGCATACATATTTTTTGCCATTTTTTCTCCTTTATGGTTTTTTATTCTACTATGGGAACCTTACGCAAAGAAGAATTTGCTTTCCCGTAGTTGGTTTATATCTAAGTTACCTTTACTAGGTGCCTCAGGTATTTTTTTATGAAGTTCAACAGGTAGTTGTTTTAAAACATCATTCCTAAAATTTTCTAAAATATCATTTTCAGAAAACATAGTTACAAATGCTTCTCTCAACGACTGGTTTAAAACTTCAACATCACCAGCAGTGGTTCCAAAACTATCATGTACATTACAAAAGTTTTGAATACCATTCTTGTGTGCAATATTAACAGTCTTCATCATAGCAGCACTGTCAACACTGTGAACAAGGTTTGGTGCAACACCGTTACCCATTCTTAACTTATCAGTTAAGTCAGTCTCAGTGTTAATTCTTGGTTTAATAACTTCACCCATTAACATAGCCTTAACTCTTTTAGATTTCATCTCAGGGTAAGATTGATAAACAGGGAAGCCAACAGGTGTTATCCAATGTATTGGAAGTTGTTCTCTTGCAACAACTCTTGCAATGGTTTGTAAGTAGTCCATTCCAATTCTAGCTGAAGCAAGGTTGTCACCAATACTGTCCCAGATTACACCAGCAAGGTAACTTGCAGGCCTAAACAGGTCGTCAATAAATGGATGGTTTTCACCTTTGTCTTTTCTTTTAGTTAAATCTTCAATCACAAAGTCTGTGCATGAATATCTAGTTGAACCATAACAGATAGTCATAATACTACGCTTTGTTGTTGAACGTTTGATACCATAGTCCAACCATAGTTGTGCATACGGTTTGTTTTCCGCAGCATCAACTTTTAGTTTTTCAATTACAGCATCAGCAACTAATTGATAGATGTCTTGTGGTTTATCTGTAGGTAATAAGTTAACAAGCTTACCAGCTTTACTGTCTCTTAACATCAATGAGTAAACTTGAAGTCCATTACATGAACCATCAACACTCACTGGTATGTGAGACACAAAGCCATAGCCTTCTTTTTTAAACTTAGCCCACTCATCACAGAACGCTAAAAATTGATAGCCATTTGATGCGTCTTCCCATTGTCTATTCGTAAATGGGTCTTCAGCACATTTGATTATCATATCTTCATTGTTTTTTACCCACTCAACACGCTCTTCTAAAGATATTTTATCTTGTCCAAACATGTTGGCTCCATGAATAGCCAGCCAGTAATCACCTTTGTTTTCTTTTGTGATTTCTTTTCCTCTGGCAAACGACAATAAAGCCTTAGCACCTGTAATACTTTGATAATTTAGAAAAGCAGGTACACAATATGCTCTGCCTCTAAAATCTAATTGCAATGGAAAATATAAAGTTTGATAATCTTTAAATTTTTCTGCAAGCCACATAATTTTAGCATAGAGTAATCTTTTAGAAAACATCCTAGCATTTTCAGTGTGAACCATTACAGCTTTTCTTTTCCAGTCTTTACGGCTCTCTGCGTTTGTCTCAATGTCGTGTGGTTTGTTTGGTATGTCATAGTTAACGTTAGGTGGCATACCACCAATGGCCAAACCTTTGTCCCAAGCTTCTTGCATAACTTTTAAAACAAACTTGTTTATCTTATACGGTGTATTCTGCATGGTATTCACAGCAGCATAAACTTCAGGCATGTCAAAGTTCTCAAGTTCTTTTTTAAACAGTTTATTCTTTTGTTTA